ACAAAACTTGAAATATTCTCAATTAGTTGCTGGAACAGCGTAATAGGAGTATAAAAACATGGCAATATCACGAGCACAGCTAGTTAAAGAACTAGAACCAGGTTTGAATGCACTATTCGGCTTGGAATACAAACGTTATGAAGACGAAGCAGCTCAGATATTCGATTCAGAATCATCTGACAGAGCTTTTGAAGAAGAAGTTATGTTATCTGGTTTCGGTACTGCTGATGTAAAACCTGAAGGATCGGGCGTTCAATACGACGATGCTCAGGAAACTTACACAGCTAGATACACAATGGAAACAGTAGCATTGGCTTTCGCTTTAACAGAAGAAGCTATCGAAGATAATCTCTACGACAGAATCTCTTCTCGTTATACAAAAGCACTAGCTCGTTCAATGGCAACATCAAAGCAAGTGAAAGGTGCAAACGTTCTAATTAATGCAACCACTGCCGCTTATACAGGTGGCGATGGGGCAACTTTAGTTGCGAACGATCACCCAACATTGAATGGTAATCAGTCTAATAGACCGACTACTTATTCTGACTTGTCTGAAACATCTCTGGAGCAAGCGTTAATTGATATCGCTGGTTACCAAGATGAAAGAGGACTTAAAATTGCAGCTCAAGGAATGAAAATGATCATCCCTAAAGAGTTGGAATTTACTGCTACAAGGATTTTAAAATCCCAAGGTAGAGTTGGAACTGCTGATAATGATATCAACGCACTTAAGTCAATGGGTATGGTTCCACAAGGTTATGTGGTTAATCATTACTTAACTGACACAGATGCTTGGTTCATTAAAACTGATGTTCCAAACGGACTAAAACACTTCGTTAGAGCACCGTTAAAAACAGCTATGGAAGGCGACTTCGATACTGGTAATGTTAGATATAAAGCAAGAGAAAGATACAGCTTCGGCTGGTCTGACTGGCGTGGCATATATGGCAATACAGGTGCATAATAACTAAGGAGTTATCAAAAAAAAATTAAGGGGCGGCTTTCGGGTCGCCCCTTTTTATGTTAAGATCATTACAAAAGGTGAAAATATGAAGAAAGACTTCCGAATACAAATCCGTTATTGCGGCTATTATGCTGATTTCACGATTAAATCTGAAGATACAGCTATAGCTATTGAAAAATCTATCCTTGACAAACTAGGAAAAAATGAGGTAAAGTTCGAAAAAGATGGATTTACTAGTAAGACTGGTAAATGGATAACCTATGAGGAGGTTAACGATGACCGAAGATCTATACAATACGAAACGGTCCTTGGAACTAGAGTGGCAACAAGAACATCTGAAGGACGGGAAGCATAATATCCGAATGATTGAAATTAATAGAAAAATCCAGGATATTATTAAAGAGATCGTTGCCAAAGAGTTTGAAGCAGATACTCTTCAAACTAAAGTAAACGAGGCCAAGCCCCAAGTTTCGATAGCCACTTAAGCGCTATCAAAAATCACACAAACACGTAGGGATACCTTGCGCTAAATTAAATTTTGCGCTATATCTAAATTAGTATACAATTATTTAATGAATCTAGACGAGTATACTCGACGGCCTAGAGACTAGATTCACAAACTAGGAGGATTATAATCATGGCAACAACTACATTTTCTGGACCAATATTAGCTGGAGGTATTAAAAATACTACAGGTACTACTGTTGGAACAGATATTAAAAATACAGGTTATGTATTAATGTCACAAACCGAAGCTGTTGATCAAACAGCGGTCGCTACTATAACAAATATGATAATTCCTGCAAACAGCCAATTGGTGTCTGCACAATTATACGTAAGTGTTGTATGGAGCGGTGGAGCATCTACAGCCGGCTTAGGCTATGTGGGGGATGCAACTGCATTTACCACAGCTACTGGTGTAGTAGGTACTGCTTTAGGTATTATTGACATTACAGCTGGAGCTAACAAAGCAAGAGTTGATGCATGGGCGGATGTTGGTGCAACAGATAGACGATTACTTTTAACTAATGGAAACACTGGAGCAGGTGTTGGTTGGTTAACGGTTACGTATATTCAAAACGTTAACGTTGGCTAATAAACCAAAATAAAATAATGTGAGCTCCTTCGGGAGCTCACAATAATTAGGAGAAAAATATGAGCCCAACAGGCGTAAAACAGTTCTATACAGAAGCTAGTGCTACAGTTAAAACTGTAACAGGTGGATCAGACGTAGTAGGTCCAGTTTGTTATTTGAAAGGTGTAACTATCAACCCAAGTGGTACAACTTGTCATGTAAGAATCTGGGAAGGTTCTGATGCAACTGGTACTAAAATATATGAACAGAAATTATCGGACGAAGCTGTCTATCAAGAATATTTAGCAGCTAATGGAATTCGATCTGCATCTGGAATATATATTGAAATTGTAGCGGGTGCGACTTCTGTAGCAGTTATTTGGCAATAGGAGGATAGATGGCAACATCTGGAACAGTCGCATTTAATTTGTCGATTGAAGAAATCATTGAAGATGCATTTGAAAGATGCGGTGGTCAAGCCCGTGCGGGTTATGATCTTAGGAGCGCTAGACGTTCATTAAATCTATTACTATCTGAATGGGGCAATCGAGGATTGCACTATTGGGAAATTGGTAATGAAAGTATTAAATTAACCGAAGGTCAAACTATTTACGATATTTATTTTGACTCTACGGGTCGAGATGGAAGTACCGCTAATCCTGCAACTATTCAAGATACGGCTTCTTATTTCTATAATGCTACGGATATTTTAGAAGTAGTTTACAGAGATCAATTAACAACTCCTACGGATGTTTCAATGACTAAAATTGATCGTTCCACGTATCAAGCATTAGCCAATAAAGATTCTAAAGGGACTCCTTCGCAATATCTAGTTCAAAGATTTTCAAACAAAACAAGAATTACTATTTATTTAGCTCCAAGTTCTTCAACGAACGACTATTTAAATTTTAATTATGTTAAACGAATTCAAGATGCAGGGGGCTATGCTAAAGATCCAGACGCTCCTTACAGATTTTTACCTGCAATGACAGCAGGCTTAGCTTTTTATTTAAGTCAAAAAGTTTCACCGGATAGAGTACAAGCTTTAAAATTATTATATGAAGATGAACTAGCACGAGCTTTAGCTGAAGACGGGTCTTCAACAAGTTCTTATATAACACCAAAAACTTATTATCCAGAAGGTTAACTATGGGAAAATTTGCATCCGGTAAAAACGCTATCGCCATTTCAGATAGAAGTGGACTGCGATTTCCGTATACGGAAATGGTTAAGGAATGGAACGGGATGTGGGTTCATTATAGTGAATTTGAAATTAAACAACCTCAATTGGATTTAGCTGTTATTGGTCCTGATGGAGTTGCTTTAGAACATCCACGCCCTCCCCAAAGAACTACGCCCGGAGTTGCTGTGATGCTTCCTGAAAATCCCTTTGAAACTTATTTAGCAGGCAATCCAAAAATTTTTACTCATTCACCTAATCATGGAAGAAATAATGACACCATCGTACGATTTAGAGGAACTCCAGATCAATCGACGAGTACAGGTCCATCAGGTTGGCCACCAACTCCAGCGAATGGAGCTGCGGGTTATTCTGATTGTTTAACTGTAGACGATATCTCTGGTTCTATTATTTGTCAGGCGGCAGGTTATACGATTAGTGTAGGTAAAAGAGGAGTAGCTGTCACTACAACTTTAGTTAGTAATATTGATGCTAGTCAAACTACAGGAATTATATTAACTAATCCTGATGCCGGTGTCGGCTCTCAAACCTTTAGAGGAGTCACTACTGATAATTTTTTAAAACAAGCTGTATTGATTGATAGTGAAATTATAATATATACTACCATTGCTTCTGATGATTCCTTAGGACAGGTAGCTCCAGAAGCCACAGCAATAAATCCAAATGTTGTAACTCGAGGTGCTTTGGGTACAACTAAAGCAACTCATTTAGCAGCAGCGGTCGTTACATTAATAAATGATCCTACTAACTATTTTACCTTTGAAAAAGTAGGTTCTAATGCTACAGCTGGGGGAGTTAAAGGAGGAGGGTTTCCAATATCAGCGGGACCTGTTACACTGACACCATGACATATGATGAATTAGTTACAAAAGTTAGAGACTATTGCGAGGTTGATTCTACTGTCTTTAGTTCAACCATTGTTAATGGATTTATAGAAGATGCTGAATTTAGAATTTTAACTGATGTCGATCTTGACGTTTTTAGAAGAAACGATTATTCAACATTAACGGTAGGGAATGAATTTATATCATTGCCTGTGGGTATTTTATTGATAAGATGGGTCGAAACCTATCCGGCTGCAGATCCTCAAACGAGAACACTTTTAATGCAAAAGGATTGTTCTTTTATTGATGAATATACAGGAACTCGCGTTACTACCGGCACCCCTAAGTATTATGGGTGGTGGAATGAAACAAAATTGTTGTTGGGTCCAACTCCGGATACAGCCTTGAAAGTGGAAGTAGCCTATGTTAAAAGACCTAACACATCAGATGGAACTAAATTAGATTCATCAAACACGACTACGTATTTGAGTATGAATGCTCCAAATGCGCTTTTGTATGCCACTCTGGTTGAAGCATGCACGTTTCTTA